TTGGATTAGCTTGGTCTAATCTTAACCATTCTGTGGCATCAATTTCCCAACGTTTACAACGTGGCACTTCTACCATTTCCCCTTCTTTAAGCGGGTCTATTGATAAAATAAATTGTGGTGATTTTGGATTAGCTCCAAATATCATAGAAGTAATATCAGCAATACCACCCCCAAAAGATTCTATAGTTGGCAATTCTAAATCCTTAAGATAAGCCCAAGCCGCAACAATACCCGCAGAACCTACAACCCCTAAAATAAGAGAAGGTAACAATCGGGGTAGAATAGTGTCAAGAAGATCGCCCTTCTCTCTTTTGTAATATCTGTCTAATGCGTCAGTTTGAATTTTAGATAATTTCTTAAACGTTCCGTCAGGCATTAACTCTAAAGCCATTTTAAAAAAACCGTTTTAATTTAATAACATCTGCAAAAGCTTCAGGGTCTACTTCAAAAATTGGCTTAGGTGCATCGGGTGGTTTAGCAGGGCCAACTACCGTAGGTATATCGACAGAAACACGTTTAGACAGTAGTTGACCGATTAAGAATAATTCAATAATCATTCATCATCACCTTTTAGCTTACGGTAGGCTTCTATGGCTTGCTGTGATCTAAAAAGTGTATCTAATAACTTGCTTAACTGACTCATCGCCTCTTTTTCCTAAATGCAACACCCATTTTTTTAAGGTTTAATTTACCATCACGGTATCTAAATATTTTCTTTTTACTGTTAGCTCTTACGAACTTGTTCCAAGCTGATAGTTTACGTTTTGGAGATGGACGTTTAACTGCATATTCACGGCTTCGTCTTAAACTAAGGGTTTTAGGATCTGAAGTACGGCCTTCTGCAAAGGCTATACCATCTTCAAAACCCGCCGCATAATACTCGCGTTCTCTTTTGGTAGGCATTAAACAACTCTCAAATATGCAAATGTAATATCAGATGCACCGCCACTGTTATTTACAAGTTTAAATTGCAACAACTTTTGATTCTGAAATTTATCTCCAATATAGAGTATATTCCAAACATCTGCTGTTAATGATTCAGCACTGTCGCTTAAAAAATTATAGATACTTGGGGAGTTTTCACCTCCACCAACAGATCCTCTTAAAGTTGAACCGGCATCAACAGGTTTTAAGTTCGCAAATGTGTTTGTAGCTGGCCCCATTACTGCCGTTATTGCCACATTACCAGCATTAGAAGGTAGTATAGCGATAATAAGGTTATTGAAACCTGTCATATCAATATAGTCGGGTGTTGCTTGCGGACTTAATACCGTTGCACCATTAGCAACCGATTCATGGGTGGCATCAATAAGAAATTGTTCATCACTACTAGTTCTCCCTTTCCAATCGCCCTTCTCATCTACAAAACCCGTGTCTAATGTGGGCTGTATAAATTGTGGAACTTCAATGTCCCCGTTTACTGTAGCTGATTGAACGCCTGCCTTTCTGGTTAAACTCCATGGCGCGTAAGCTTCGCGCTTTTGAACCATGTTAATCTTAAGCGAAAACCAAAGTAACCGCACAACTTGCGGTTCCAACATCGGTATCCATTGCCATTGCAACACTTACTTGATTAGATCCTACAACCGGAATTGCGACATCTAAAGAAAAAGGGCCGTTAGTCATACCATTACTGGCGGGTGTTCCATCAACACCTTGTGAACCTACGGTTATTGTTTCTTGTCCCTGAGATAAACCATCTCCGCTTAATTGAACTGCAAAAGTTGTTGCCCCATTTGAAGCGCTATCTGTTGCTACTGTTGCAATTATGCCAACTATACTTGTTGCCTGTTTTGGAATTTGAATACTTGCGGTTGTGGATTGTCCGTATAAGCTACCTAAAGCTGTAAACGAGTCTGCTGCTGTTAGTGCCCCTTCTCTTGTTCGATAGAATGCCATGATTATGCCTTTATGCGGATTGGGCCAAGTTTGGCCAAGGTTCCGCTTGCGAACCCTTTTGTCAATGCTTTAGCAACAAACGCACCCGCTAATGTTGCGGTTATAACTTGTTTGTTAGCCATTACACTGGATTGTAATGTATTGAGAGCACCGTTTAGGTTTCCCTTTATTGCTTGGTCTACTGCGCTAACTGCTCCAGTGGATTGTGCTAAGCTTAGAGCCGTTCCGGCTTCTATAGCTGAAATATTAAAACTCTTTCGTGCCCTACGTCTTGGGGCTTTACGTCTTGCGACCATAAAGGCTGTAGTAAATTCGCTTACTTAAGGTTGTCTCGTGGTTGACCACAAGCCCCACACATCTTAAAGTCAGTCATAAAATCCGTGTTTTTACACTTAAAATAATAACCTATAGCTTGTTCTATTATCATTGAGTTAGTATATTGGCGACCGCTACCCATAACCGCTAACTGTTGAAAGCGTTTTTTTAGATCCGATACAAGCAAACGTGCTTTTGGAGTCAGTCTAATGGTGACTGTTTCCTTAATTTCACCTCTTTTTCTACCCATTATTAGCCTCATGACACTTATAGCATTGTAAATACATTTCTAAATCGTCTATCATTCTAAAATAACCGTGCGTTATTTCTTTACTACAATCCGTACACCACATTATGTCCCCGCCTTGTAGCAATGTTTACACCATTCAAACATCATTTTGTCTACTGATATTAATTCTTTACACCTTGCGCAAGAAACGCGTCTTGATTTACCCATTATTCCAATCCTAATGTTTCTTGATTTATCTTCTTTACTAAATCTTCAGGATATGCTATATCTTCTAATCTTTGTCTTGCCTTAAAAGATACTACTTCATTGTTACTATTAAACAATGCTATCAAAGCTCTAACTTCGATTTCTTGCTGTCTTAATCTGTTTTGTTCTAAATCTAATATACCCATACTTTATGTAAATAAGATATCCTATAAGTAACTAACTATACTTAAATAAAATACTTAATAATAATAATAAGCCGACTCATTATTTACGTTATTTATTGAATAAATCGTTCTTAATTGACTTCGGGAGGGGTGGTTTTGCGTTGATTTCGGGTTCTTTTGGGCTTGTTTGGGGGTTGATTTGCCCTAAAACACCCCCTATTCCGGCCTTATTAGCGGCATACTCGACTAGCATTGATGTCCAATCTCCATTTTTAGCTGCTTTCCTAATTCCATTCATCGGATCTAACTCTTTGGCTTTAGCTGTCATCTTACCAACTGACCCGAAAAAAGAATGTTGGAAGTCTTGAAGTTTTAGATGCATCCGTTCTTCTATTTCATCAATAACGGGTTCTAAATTGATTACAAGCCAATTATCCTCTGCTATTTTTTCTTCCCAATGAGTTACAATCATCTGTCTAAAAACAAAACGATAAAGAAATAAAATTAAAAAAAGCTCCCCTACAAAGAGATAAATTAAATCAGGGTTCAAATTTTACCTTCATTCCATTGGGATTGAGTAAAAGCGAGTGGTTTAGGGCATCCCTCACGTTTCATATTTTTAATAATGCTTAATCCGTATGTAGCTGAAAATATAGTTTCGGTTCTTCCTTTGTTTGGATTAGCTTGGTCTAATCTTAACCATTCTGTGGCATCAATTTCCCAACGTTTACAACGTGGCACTTCTACCATTTCCCCTTCTTTAAGCGGGTCTATTGATAAAATAAATTGTGGTGATTTTGGATTAGCTCCAAATATCA